CTTTACACCTGATAATGTAAAAGAGTACATGAAGTGTGCAGCAGATCCGATATACTTTATTGAAACCTACTGCTACATCGTTACGCTGGATCATGGTTTAAAACTCTTTAAACTCTATGATTGCCAAAAGAACAAAGTAAATGTAATTCATAATAATCGTCGTGTGATTCTTATGGAAGGTCGTCAGCAAGGTAAGACAACTACTTCTGCAGCCTACATTCTTTGGTACACGATTTTCCAAGCCAGTAAAACTGTAGCTATCCTTGCGAACAAGGCAACTGCTGCAAGAGAAGTTTTAGATCGTTATCAAACAATGTACGAGTTGCTACCAAAGTGGATGCAACAAGGTGTCACTACTTGGAACAAAGGCGACATTGAACTAGAGAATGGGTCAAAGGTATTCACTGCTGCAACAGGTAAGTCTGGTATTCGTGGTAAATCTGTAAACATGTTGTATGTTGACGAAGCAGCGATTATTCCAAACAATGTAGCAGAAGAATTCTTTACTTCAGTTTACCCTACGATTTCCGCTGGTCAGACTACTAAGATTCTATTGTCTTCAACTCCGTTGGGTTACAATCACTTTTGGAAGTTTTGGACAGACGCTGAAAAAGGTAGAAATGGATTTGTTAATCTATTCATACCATACTGGGAAATTCCAGGTCGTGATGAAGCATGGGCTGCAGAACAAAAAGCACAGCTTGGTGAACTTAAATTTACTCAAGAGGTTCTTTGTAACTTCTTGGGTTCTTCTCTCACTCTAGTTAGAGCAGATGCTATTTCTAGAATGAGTCCTGATGTTATCGTCCACCAGAAAGATGGGTTGGATGTGTATGTAACTCCACAAGCTGGTCATACTTATTGTATGGTCTGCGATGTGGCTAAAGGTGTTGGTGGGGATTATTCAGCATTCCAAGTTATTGATATTACAGAGGTTCCTTACAGAATCGTTGCGAAGTATCGTAATAATGAAATCAGTCCGTTACTCTATCCAAATGTAATTTATAAAATTGGAAACGAGTACAACCAAGCATTTGTATTATTGGAAATTAACATCTCGGAACAGGTTGCTCACATCCTATATTCTGAGATGGAATATGAAAATATATTGATGGTTACAAGACATGCCATGGGACAAACAGTTTCTGGTGGTTTTGGTGGCGGTAAAACACAGTTGGGTGTCAATACCGATAAAAAGATCAAACGAATTGGGTGTCATAATTTTAAAGCACTCGTTGAGGAAAACAAACTTATTATAAATGACGCTGATACGATCTCTGAAATCTCGACTTTTATTGAGAAGAAGGGTTCATATGAAGCTGCCGAAGGTTATCATGATGACTTGGTAATGCCTCTAGTACTGTTCGGATGGCTTACAACTAACAGTTATTTTAAAGACCTAAATAATGTTAATCTACGAAACATAATGTACGCTAAGCAAATGCTGGCGATCGAAGAAGAATTAACACCATTCGGATTCTACGAAGATGGGAAACCTGAAAAGGCTCCATTAAACTTCTAGAAATCGTGTAAAAACTAAATAAAATGTAGACATAAAATTGTCTAGGTAAACTTATTAACAAGGAGAAACACAATGCCGTTCCAATTATCTCCAGGCGTTGCAGTCGTAGAAAAAGATTTCACTTCTATCGTTCCAGCAGTATCATCATCTATTGGTGCTTTTGCTGGAGTATTTCCATGGGGTCCAGTATTGGAGCCTGTGACAGTTAGCTCGGAGAACGATTTAGTTCGTCGCTTCGGTAAGCCAAACGATAGCAATTTTCAATCTTTCTTCACAGCTGCGAACTTCCTATCTTATACAAATAATCTATTACTAGTTCGTGCAGACGCTGGATCTTTGAATGCGGTTGCGACTACAACTGGCGGTATCAATACTGTCGCTGTAGCTACTGCTGGTTCTGGTTATTCTTCAACTGCTGCTGCTCCTGCAGTAACAGTTAGTACTCCTGATATTACTGGTGGTGATCAAGCTGCAGTTACAGTGACACTTTCTGGTGGTGCGATCTCTGCGGTTGCAGTTTCTTCTGGTGGATCTGGTTATGCTACTGCTCCGTCAGTAACACTTTCTGCCCCATCTGGTGGTACTGGTGCAACATTTACTGCAGTATTGACACCAGCAACTTTATCTGGTGTTGCAATTTCTGGCACTGGTGGTCAATTTACTTGTACTGCAGCTACATTGGTAGTTGGTAGCACAATTAATATTACTGGTACTCTTGGTGGGACTGGTACTATCACTGGTTACGCAACTGGTACTACATACAAAGTCTCAGCTATTACTGGTTCTGGTTCTTCTGTAACAGGATTCACTTTAACTACTACTGCTGATGTTGCTATTGTTACTACTGCTGGTACTCCAACTGGTTTAACATATTCAGTAACATCAAATCAATCAGTGGCTTCTGTTACTGTTGTTGCTGGTGGATCTGGATACAAAGGTACTGTTACTGCTACATTCTCAGCAGGTACTGCTGTTGCTGGTTCAGTTACTGTTTCTTCTTCAACTATCAGTGCAGTGGCAATCACTACTCCTGGTTCTGGTTATTCAACTGCTCCAACAATTACTGTTGCTGCTCCTCCATCTGGAACTACTGCTACTATCACTGCAACTATTCTAGCTGCTGGTGTAAAAGTTATTAATGGTGAAACATACAATGCTTCTTATGTTAATGGTGCTGGTGTTGTTGGCTCTTTTGCTGCAAAATATCCAGGAACTCTTGGTAACTCTTTAAAAGTTGCTGTGTGTGACTCTGCTGGATTTAGCACTTGGACATACAAAGATGAATTTGATGCTGCTCCAGGAACTTCTACATACGCTGCTAGCGTTGGTGGAACTCAAGACGAAATGCACATTATTGTTATTGACGAAGATGGCGCATGGTCTGGCACGCAAGGTACTATCTTAGAAAAATTTGCTTTTGTTTCTAAAGCATCCGATGCTAAGAAATCTGATGGTACTAATAATTTCTACAAAAATGTATTGAATGCTCGTTCAGAGTACATCTACTGGATGGATCATCCTACTGGTGTTACTGGTACTACTGCTTGGGGTTCTGCTGCAGCTGGCGCAACATTTAAAACATTAACTGCTGTTCTGTCAATTTCTCTAGCTGGTGGTACTGATGATTTCGTACCAACTGATGGTGAGTTACAATCTGCGTTTGAATTGTTTGCTAATGCTGAACAGTATGATGTTAGTTTAATTCTGGCTGGTAAAGCAACTGCTGCAACAGCAACATACATTATCAATAACATCTGTGAAACTCGTTTAGATTGCGTAGCGTTTGTATCTCCACAGAGCACTTCTACTGCCGAACCAATCATTGGTTCTACTTCTACTGAACAGAATGCAATTATTGCATACCGTGGTGCATTGCCATCTACTTCTTATGCAGTTCTTGACTCTGGTTACAAATATCAATATGATCGTTACAATGACCAATACCGTTATGTTCCATTGAATGGTGACATTGCTGGTCTTTGTGCTCGTACTGATTACACTAACGATCCTTGGTTCTCTCCAGGTGGTCTAAATCGTGGTCAGATTAAGAATGTTGTTAAGTTGGCATTTAATCCAAGCAAAACTCAAAGAGATATGCTTTACAAGACTGGTGTCAATCCTGTTGTTACATTCCCAGGTGAAGGTACTGTCATGTTTGGTGATAAGACTCTCTTGGCTAAACCAAGTGCGTTTGATCGTATTAATGTTCGTCGCCTATTCATTGTTATGGAAAAAGCGATTGCCACTGCTGCGAAATTCCAGTTGTTTGAATTCAACGATGGATTTACTCGTGCACAGTTTAAGAACTTAGTCGAGCCATTCCTCCGTGATGTCCAAGGTCGTCGTGGTATTACTGATTTCGTTGTTAAGTGCGATGAATCTAACAACACAGGTGAAGTTATCGATCGTAACGAATTCGTTGCTGATATCTTCGTTAAGCCAAATCGTTCTATCAACTTTATCACTCTCAATTTCGTTGCTGCTCGTTCTGCGATTAACTTCTCAGAAATCGGTGCGTAATTCAAGATAAATAGATAAGAACATAAGGAGAATTAAATGGCAAATATTGCTGATTTCAAAGCGCAGATGATCGGTGGCGGTGCTCGCCCAAATCAATTCCGTGTTGAATTAACATTTCCATCATATGTTACACTAGGTGTAGTTGCAGGACAAAGAGCGCAGTTTTTATGTAAAGCTGCTCAATTACCTGCTTCCACTATCGAGACTCTACCAGTCTTGTATCGTGGTCGCCCAGTTAACTTTGCTGGTGAACGAACATTCCAACCATGGACTGTGACAGTTTACAATGATACTACTTTCGGTATCCGTAATGCACTAGAGCAATGGCAATCTGGTATCCAGAATTACAATACAACTAATGGTCGTACTAATCCTACTGACTACCAAGTTGACTTGTCTGTTCACCAATTAGATCGCAATGGTGCAATTATTAAGAGTTACAAGTTTGTTGATGCATTTCCAACAACAATTTCCGCAATCGGTTTAGATTACGAGCAACAAAATGCAATTGAACAGTTTGATGTAGAGTTCCAATACAACTTCTTTACATCTGCTACTGGTGCAGCTGCTGGCTTCGGTGTCAATGTTTCTATTGATACTCCAGTTGGTAGTTTCCCACTTTAATAATTAACTGAGGTTATTACATAATGCAATTATTTGGATTTGAGATAAAGCGTAAGGAAGGGGATCAACTACCGAGTGTAGTCCCCCCTAGCCCTAATGAGACAGGCGCAACCGTAGTAAACACTGGTGTAAATGCTGGTGGATACTACGGTATGGTCATGGATCTTGAAGGTGTTATCAAGAATGAAAATGATTTGATCCGTCGCTACCGTGAGGTGGCACAGTACAGTGATTGTGAT